TTGGCCAACAAAGTCAAGTGTGATTTTTTAAATGACAGTCAGAGTGGTGGCACAAACGATAGACTGGTGTATAGAACAATCAAAAACGTTGATCAATTTGACAAATTTTATATTGCTTGGACCTACGTTGAGAGATTTACAAGATATCGCTCAGACAACAATCACGCAGTGAATTTCAATCCGCGATTGACACATAATTTATATGGCAAAGATCCAGATTTTGTCAACTATGGAAAAATACACTATGCCACTTGGCACAATCAATTGTACAGTTTTAAATTGTGGTTGCAACATATCATTTTGTTACAACGCTATTTAGAATCTTTGAACAAGCCGTATGTGATGGTCAATACAAACAACAATAACATTGATCGATGGACTACTTCTTGGGAAAACTTTAATAATAGTGTACAATCAATGTTGTGTATTGAATTCATGAATGATGACCAATTGTACCTGGAGCACCAAGAGATTCAACAATTAATAAATCAAATAAATTTTAACAAGTATATTGGCTGGAACACCTGGTGGCTTACCAAAGATTCTTTTCCTACTGGTATCACTGGTCATTATTTGTCGCAAGGACATGAACACATTGCAAAATATATTTTAGAACATGATACAAATTAAAAATTTAACTGTTCGCAACTTCATGAGTGTGGGTGCGGCCACACAAGGCATTGACTTTGATCGTCAAGACTTGACCTTGGTTCTGGGAGAAAACTTGGACCTGGGCGGCGATGGCTCACGCAACGGCACAGGCAAGACCACCATTATCAATGCACTCAGTTATGCCATGTATGGACAAGCACTCAGCAATATTCGCAAAGACAACCTGGTGAACAAGACCAATGCCAAAGGCATGATGGTGAGTCTGGACTTTGCTGTGAACAGCAAGAACTACAGAATTGAACGTGGGCGCAAGCCCAATGTGTTGAGATTCTTTGTAGACAGTGAGCAACTGACAGCACAGGATGATGCACAAGGTGACAGTCGCGAAACACAAGATGCTATTGAATCAGTGTTTGGCATGAGCCATGACATGTTCAAACATATCCTGGCCTTAAATACCTACACCGAACCGTTCTTGAGTCTGAAGGCCAATGAGCAAAGAACCATAATTGAGCAATTGTTGGGCATTACCATGCTGAGTGAACGTGCCGACCGCATCAAAGAACTCAACAAAACCACCAAAGATGCCATCACACAAGAAGAATTCCGCATACGTGCTGTGCAAGAAGCCAACCGGCGCATTGAAGAACAAATTGAAAGCCTGCGCAAGCGACAACGGCTGTGGACAGCTCGGCGCGACGAGGATGTTGCGAAGCTTGGTCAGGCCATTGCGGATCTGGAACACATCAACATCGACGCTGAAGTACAGGCACACAGAGATCTAGAAGCATTTCACGTCAAGAAAAAAGCACTGGACGATGCCATTCGTTGGATCCGTCAGATTGACGCAGATGATGTCAAGCAAAACAAACTGTTGGAAAAACTTCGTCGAGAGCTTGAGGCCTTGGACAACCATCAGTGTTATGCTTGTGGTCAAGACCTGCACGACAGCAAACAAGATGAGATACGTGTGACCAAGCAGGCCACCCTGCAAGAGACAGCACTGCAACTGTTGGCCAATGACACACAACGCATGGAGCACCAGGCACGTCTGACAGAGCTGGGTGTGCTGGGTTCGGCACCCACGGTGTTTTATGACACCCTGGAAGATGCACTAAACCATCGCAACACTTTAGAAACCCTGCGCAAAGATCTGGCCACAAGATCAGCCGATGCAGATACCTATGCAGAACAAATTGAAGACATGCAGGGACAGGCCCTGCAGGTGGTTTCGTATGATCACTTGAATGATCTCACTAGACTGCAAGATCATCAAGAATTCTTGCTCAAACTCCTAACCAGCAAAGATTCATTTGTACGCAAGAAAATCATTGATCAAAATCTCAGCTACCTGAATGCCCGACTCACCTGGTATCTGGATCGTATTGGCCTGCCGCACACAGTGAAGTTTCAAAATGACTTGACTGTGAGCATTGAAGAACTGGGTCGTGAGCTGGACTTTGACAACCTGAGTCGTGGCGAGCGCAATAGACTGATCTTGAGCATGAGCTGGGCCTTTCGCGATGTGTGGGAAAGTTTGTATTCGCCCATCAACATCTTGTTTATCGACGAAATGATTGACTCGGGCCTGGACACACAGGGTGTGGAAAATGCCCTGGCCCTGCTGAAGAAAATGACTCGCGAACGCAACAAATCAATTTGGTTGGTGAGCCATCGAGACGAACTGGCTGGACGTGTGGAGAATATTCTGCGTGTGGTCAAAGAAAATGGATTCACCAGCTACAGCACCGACATAGACCGAACATGAAATTTCACACAAACTCATCAAACTCATAACTACTAACGAAAGGCAAATCCTCAAACACACATGACATGGTTTTATCAAAACAACCTGGTAGAAACACTGCCCGAAGAGTGTGTGGGATTTGTTTATCTAATCACCAATAATCTCACTGGACGCAAGTACATAGGCAAAAAATTAGCAAAATTTTCAAAAACAACACAAAAAACAGTCAAACTCAAAAATGGAACAAAAAAGCGGAAAAAGATACGATCAAAAATCGACAGTGATTGGAGAGAGTACTATGGGTCAAGCCCAGAATTGACCGCAGACGTAATCACCCTAGGCACCGAAAACTTCACCAGAGAAATACTTTACTATTGCAAATCCAAGGCTGAATGCAGTTATGTTGAAGCCCGCGAACAGTTTGCAAGGCAAGTGTTGGAATCACAAGATTATTACAATGGCCATATACAGGTACGTGTGCATGGCCGACACATCCTGAACAAAATTTAATCAGACACTGTGTTGGGTGCTATGGCCCAACCCCATTGAGGAACGGTGAGAGACCCGGTCCAGATCTTGGGCGTCAAAGGCAACTGTTAACTTAAGGCAGCAAATGGTTGGGGCAATGAGAAAAAGCAACCCCTGCTCATAGGACTTGGATCTATTTCGGGTTACTAGGGTTCCGTTGATATGTGAAGCTTGAGTAGGGGGTACCGGTCAACCGCCTCCGTGTAGGAAACTACAATCTCATTAAAATAGATGACTGCGGTCACTCAGATGATGCTTTCAATTCACCGTGCATACGGTGAACTGTGACCACAGTATCTAGATGATACTTGGAAAACAAACAGTTGATGAACGAAGTGAAATCAACAGATCTCTTAAGAGATCTTTAATCGTCCAGGTTGGTATCTGGCCAATCCCTGAAAAGTGCATGCTGAATGTTGCCTGACACAAACTGATTGAAACTCTTGTGCTTGTCTTCTAACTCACCTTTGAGTGGAGCCACACGCTTGAACGCTGAATCCATTTGACCCATATCTCGGAACTCCATGATGATCATCCATTCTGGCATGTCAGCAATGCTACGGAATCCCATTTTGCAACGTGTGATTCTGTAGGTTTCCATTCGACCCTCGTCGACCAAGTGATCAAAGAAACTTTTCATTCCTGTGACCCAGTCAAGGTCTGAGATATCGCCTTCTTTGTCTGCCCAAATTGTGTATAAATCCATATTAACCTCTCTGTGAAAAATAATCTTGCATAGTGCCTTCTCTGTGTAAATCACTGGTAATGCAATGAATACCACCGTCCCAGAAATATCTATGTCTAAATGGTACAATATGCGGAGTAATACCATAGCGGTCTAGTGCGTCAAAGACCAATTTGTTATAATTAAACACCAGGACGTTTTTTGGATCAACAATTAGCATGTTGACATCAAACACAGTTTCTTCTACATATCCAGTCCAATGCCCTAGCCATTGTTCTACAACGTTGATCACATCATTGTCATGTTCAAATCCTGGGATCCACCATTTGCCTTTATTTTTTTCTTTTAATTGTAAAAACGGTTTAACTTTTTCCCAGCTTTGTCCTGGAAGATACAGCACTTCCCATCCAGGAAATGTATCTGCATATGTAGGCACATCTCTCAGGCTGATAATTAGCCCAGGACACACTGGACAATAAGTGCCGTCACCGTGTCCGCCTGTGTTGACCAGATGATTCCGTGTGTTTGGGAAAAAAGAATCTGCTTCTTTTTTGATAATTTTTTGATCTTCAGTATAAAATTTGGTAGAAAAATAAAGGTCTTTGCCGATTCTAGACACCATGGCCCCATTGATAATACTGCTGTTGTAATTGTGACTGTGAATGAGATTTCCCTGAGCCTGCACACGAGCAATAATGTGTTCGTATCCGCCTTCCCATCCAGGAGAAGATTTAAAACTTTCAAAAAATGTTGTACCAATCATGATAGACGCATCTCTGGGAGTCATTGGCGGTGGCAGATACCTAGAGTCATCTGGTAACAGATAGTGCATGTTGTCAGCATGCACTATGGGTCTTAATACTTCTACTTCAAAACTTTCTAACTTTTTTATGATGTTCTGATAATCTTCTTCGGTCTCGATTGCAATGCGTTCAAATAAAGATCTCACATGTGGCACAGTGATCCAGGAATAAAACTCTGGAGGATAACTGCGCCCTACTACACATACACGAAGTGGATCCCAATGTTGATATACTGAATACATAGTATTACTCCAGTGGTCCTAGTATTTCAAATCCGTCTATTTCAGATTTGTACAAGTGTGCTTGTTCCAGATACAGGTATTGGAATCCTCGTGCTTTGTACACAGCACACTCGGTTTTCATTGTTTCTATGCCCATGCGTAGTTTAGGCTTGTGGTAGGTCCAGGCAAACTGATCGCACAAGGCATTGTGCTGGTCATAGAGTTTGATAAGTGAAAATGCCACTAGATTGCCTTCATCATAGTAGCCCATGACATCAGTCATGGGGTCAGTGTAGCGACTGTCAAATATGGGCATGACACTTGTGAATTTTTTGTAGGTGCAGTAGGATCGATAGATCTCATTCAGCGCAGGGATGTCTGGCTCGGTCAGGATCCGACAGCTCACTGTGGCAGTGTAGTTGGTCTGACTCAGGTCAATTCTAGCAAACTGATACGTCATCTTGGGTCCTGTCTATGTTCAAACAAGCCGGTCAGGTACTCTTCTGGCCAGTTGTGGTAAAATCCTTTTGAGCCCATTTGTCGTGCAGCCACATTCAGCTTTGAAAGACTTTGCACCAGTACCAGTGCATACTGGCCTTGATTCATTATCACACCGTTGACATCTTCACGACTGTCAGGATGATCTTCCAGGGCCAACAGGTCCTTGTGCAGTAAAAATTCTGTGTTGGCCGACTCAATGGCCTGGTGAAATTGTTGGTATGGCCACTCTGCAGGATCATAAGCATATACCACAACTTCGTAACGGCCCATGCCGCACTGTGATCTATTTTGCAAATCCACAGCAGGATTTGTGCCTATCAGCACTTCAATGGTGCGATTCAGTCGGGCCTGTCGTGCAAACGGGCAAGGAGGCCAGCCACCCAGAGCAGGATGTGGAACTTCTACAAAGTTCTTGATCCACTGTTCTATATCTTGTTTGACTTGTTCAAGGTTCATTAGAAGAAAGGCAGTCCAGATTTTTTGGTTGTGTCAAGGTTGTCTTTGACCAATTCATTTATCATTGCACGCTCACTGTGACTCAACTGCAGAGCATGTTCATAACTCAATCCACCACGCATGTACCAACTTTGTTTCATGGCCTCCTGGCGAATTTGGTTGGCCTCTTTTTCCATTTGGTCTACCATGCCGCTTATTTCGTCAACGGTGGAGCTCAGGAGGCGGGCGCGAAAAAACTTGTCATGTCCAAGGTCAACGGCTGTTGATACTCGTGTTCGCAACTGGCGCATTTCACAGTCAACGGTGCTAATTCGGTACCGGTTTTTAATTCAATTATGTGATCTCTTATGATTGAAAATAGTCGTCGATCACAGTTGATCAAAAATTCGCTAATGTGATCAGTGTCAGTGACCATGCCATTGGGTGTTCGTATGGCAGCAATGCTGTGTTTGATCACATCTACTGTGATTTCGGTAATGGTTTTCATGATCTGAGTTAGTCGTTGTGTTTTTTCTTCTTCGGGCATGTCCGAAACAGGCAGCATCTGCAGGACTCGTTGTTCTTCAAACTGTCTGTTGTTGGTTTCACTCTGTTGACGATAGCTCATGGGACGGAACATGATTTCTAGATCACCGTGATCCAGTGCTTTGCTATAGTCTGGTGAACGCTGTCGATCCAGTACAGTTCTCAAGTCCAGGCCGTATTCGGCTTCATCACCGCAGCCGGGGCATGAAGTAGCAATTTCCATTTCATGTCCAAAACTGGCAATGCGTATGGCCACTAAGATAGCATTGAGATCCACAGCAGGTATTCCCCAGGCATCACGAATGGCTGGCACACAGCTTTGAATCACATTCACAGTGGCCTGCCCGTTGAACAAAGCATCAGGTGTGCGATAGGTTATTTCGTCAATGGCAGTCATGGGAAATACTGGAATTTCTCCATTTTCTGGCAAGTTGATGCTATTGACCGGCCAAAAATTTCCGTTGCTGGGCAACCGTACATAGATGGCAGGTTGTCTGAAAAATTGTTTCAGTGGGTTGTTAGAAATGGTCATAAGCAGCCTATAAATAGTGTACTATTACTTATGGGCTAAAAACATGGCAGATCAAATATCAGCAGAACTCCTGCAACAAGT